GAAGATTATATAAATAAAGTTTTATCTAAAAATGGGATAGCAGAATTGGGTAGTTATATGAATTTTGCACCTAAAACAGAAATTATAAATAATGGAATTACAAAAGCCGATTTGGAGCAAATTCATCAATAAAGCCTTGTTTAAATTCCTTTAACATTGCTCTTAACTCATTGCCTTGACGCATTATCTCATCTCCTTCTGCGTCTGAAACAGATGTATCGCCAAAATCAATGGTAACTCCGTCTAATTCTTCTTTAGTTTTATTTGCCGTTCCTCTTAATCTTTCAAGCCATTGCTCGTAAAACTTAATTGCTCCTACTCCTACTTGATATTCTTCTGTTGATGTGCTTAAAGTGGCGTTTAATTCTTTTAAATCGCTAATTTGTTTATTTAACCATTTTTCAGAACCTATTGTTAATATTTCAGCTTCTTTTTTCTCTTTATTATTTTTCTTTTTACCTTCTGTATTTTTATCTTCAACTAAAGTTAAAAGACCTATTTCTCTTTTTAATTGAGCATCTGTTTTAATTTTAGCGTAGTCTAAAGCAACACTTTGAGAAACTTGTTTATTTCTTAATGTAAAAGCTGTTATAAATTCAGATTCTAAACGCAGTCTTTCGGCAGACTTTTCATTCATTGAAGTTTCTAAATATTCTTTTGCTTTTAAAGTTGCGTTATATTTTTTAGTAGCTTCATCTAATAGCTTTTGTTCTGACGCTACAGCATTGTTATTAAAAAAATTACTACCTCCTAACTTCTTTAAATTAGATTCATATTTCTGAATTGATTTTAATTGTGATTCTGCTATTTTGTTTGTCTTTTCTAACTCGCTATTAAAGTAAGCTACAGCGTCTAAAGTTTCTTTAGGAACTAAACTATCAACTCCTTTTTTCCAGTTATTAAAAAAGAACTTTCCAGATTTATCGCTCATTTCTTCTAATAGCGATAATTTATTTAATAATTCTGTAAAATTATCTATTAGCCTTCCAACCGCTGCTCCACCTGACCCACTTCCGTCTTCTAAACTTAAAATAAAACCATCCCAAGCAGAAGTTAAAAGTGTTATTTTACCCTGTAAAGAATCAAGTTGAATGTCAGCCATAGCTTTAGCAGAACCAGCCGCATTGTCTAACGATTTAGCCAAATCGTCAATCCCATTTTTAGACTTAGACAGAACAAGTAGTGCAGTTTGTGCTGTTCTTCCTACCTCATCCATCGCATCATTTACAGATATACCACTTTTTGCAACTTCATCTAACGCTTGACTTGCTGGTTTACCTGTCTTAGCCATTTCTGCTAAAATTCTTCTCAAAGAAGTCCCAGCTTGACTTCCTTTTATACCAGCATCGGCTAATTTACCAAGCATAGCCGTTGTAAATTCAATAGAAACTCCTGAAGCTTTAGCAATAGGTGCTACATACTTCATTGATTCTCTAAAGTTTTCAATGTCTAAAGCAGAACTGGTAAAAGATTTAGCCATTACATCAACTACCCTACCCATTTCAGAAGCGTCTAATCCGAAACCTCTTAAAGTAGAACCTGCAACCATTGAAGCATTTGCTAAATCAGTTTCAACCGCAGCAGCTAAACTTAATGTAGCTTCCGTTGCATTTAATATTTCTGTTTGAGAAAACCCTAATTTAGCGTATTCTTTTTGCAAACCTGCTACTTCTATTGCTGTAAATTTAGTGCTTGCTCCTAATCTTTTTTGGTCTTCAGTTAAAGCCGAAATTTCCTTACGGCTTTTGCCCATTGTAGCGGCTAAATCAGCATTAGCCTTATCAAAGTCTTTGATTGTTTTAAACGCACTTGTAACAGCTCCAGCAAACAAATAAACGCCACTAAATAACCCAAAAGCAGACATTAAACTTCTTATACTTGTTAATGCTTGCTTTGGATAATTTCCTACATTATAATTAAATTGTCTTACAGCATTATTTGCGTTAACAACTCTTTTATCTAAAGCATCGTACTCTTTTTGTGCTTTTCTTATTTGTGCATTACTTGCTGTTTGACTTGCAATTAAATCTTGAAGCGTTTTTTTTGCTTGTTGATGCTTAGCGTTTAAATTAGCCATTGCACCAACTAAAGCACTTGTTGAGCGTGCTTGTCTATCGCTTGCTTGTGCTAATGCTCTTTGGTTTACTATTTCCTCGCTTGTTCTTACTTGTGCTTTTTGCTTTTGAGCGTTTAAACGCTTTAGTTTTGCTTCTAAATCAGCATATTTTTTTGATAATTCGTCATACTTGGAAATAACAGCATTTAACTCATTCGGATTTGAACCTGTACGCCCTCCGTAAAAGTCAATAGCATTATTATTCAATTCCATTTGCTTTTTATGAATTGAAGTTAAGCCGTCAAGAACTTTTTTTAATTGGTCTTCGGCTTGCTTAGCATATATGTTTTCAATTTGACTTGCCATTATTCTTTTTGCTTAAATATTCAACTTTCTTTTCTAACTCAACTAACAAAATAAACCAACGCTCTACACTATCTTTCATCGGATCAATAGGAATTTTTAATTCTAATCCCATTTCAATAGATAAACGTTCTTTTTCAAAACTTACTTTTTCGGTTTTATTTTCTTTTATTAATTCACTTTCTAATACTTCTACTTCAGTTTTAATAGCTTGTAATCCTTTAGCTATTTTATCTAATTGGTCGAATAAATCTTTATCTTGACTAATTTTATAACCCCAACGACGTATCATTTCTACCTTTTCTAATAGAATTTCACGCCCTAAATTATTATCAAACTCATAAATAGACTTAATTAAATCCATTACAGCGTTATATTTTACCTTGTTTTTTAGTATTTTATGCGTTTTTCTGAACTTTTCTAATACTTCAAAACGTTTAGTAATTTCCAATATTTCGCCATAAATAGCGGTCATAGACTGCTCTAAAAGGTCAATTCTTGGCTCTTTGACGTTCTTTTTATTGTGATAATTAGAAAAGTATCTTAAATCGTTTGTTTCAAGGTACTGCAAATAGTTCCATAAAAGCATTTCTTTAGCTTGTAGGTAATATTCTGGCTTTCTTTTTACTAAATCTTTGATAAAATCCATGCGTCTAATTTTGGTTTTAGTATTTTTATTTGTAAATAATTCGTGTTGTCTTGCGTTAATCCAAATATATCCTGTCCGTATTTTTCTTCTAACATTGGCGTTTTGCTGTCGGTAGAGTAAATTTGTAATGTATATGTGTTTCTGTCATATTTATACGTGAATCCTTCGTAAAATTTACCACTATAAAAAAGCGTTGTTCTGTTTGTCGGCTGTCCTATTAATTGTTTTATCTGAATAGTGAAATAAGCGTATTCTTTTAGCTTCATTCCTTTGCTGTCAATACCTTTTTCGTTTAACTGCGTTTCTCTATTCAAATCTAATATTTCAGCTTTATTTTCCATAAATATACGCTCTACTGCATTTGGTAGAGTTGAAATCGCTAAACGCAATTTATTTATATACTCATCTTGTGATATTGTACCCATACTATTAAATAAAAAAAATCCCCTACGGAATACCCGTAAGAGATTTTAACTTAACTAAATCAATTATACTTGACTACAAATATAGTAAAAAATTACGCTACTACAACAACCGATTTTACAAAAGCTCTGTAAGGAGTGTCGTTTAAGAACTCAATAGGTAATTCGATTGTTACTACATCGCCAGTATTAAATGCTACTGGAGAAGTAATAGTATATCTGTAACCGCCTGTAACAGCCGTAACTGCTCCTGTCGCAACTACTCCATCAACTTTTACAACCCAACCAGTCATAGCCTCCAATCCTTCTTGATTAAACGAATGTCTGTCAGTATTTCTTAATACTGAAAAATCCATTGTAGTGTCTGTGTTTGAAGGAGCTGTAACAATTAAATCTAAGTCAGTAATTCCGTAAATATCTTCTACATCAAAATCGTAATCTTCACTTCTTAAACCTTGTAAATCGTTATCGAATTGCGCTCTGTTTAATTGGAATTGGATATTAAATCCTGCTGGCTGGTCGCCACGCATTTTGTAATCCATAACTTGGAAAAATTCCGAGTTCAAACCTCTTGCAAGTCCGTCTTTACCTTTAGCCATGAAAATAGTGTTATTTTCATCAACTAACAAGAAACTATGCATTCCAGCTTTTTCTAAAGATAAAATTGACTGGTAACCTTGAATACCGTTTTCTAAAGTTGCATCGATTTGTTTTGGCATTTTATCCATTAATGATTTTTTGCCCCCAGCATAAGTATTAACGCTGTTTTCTTCTGTACTATCAGAAGACGTTTTAAAAGTAGAAACTTTAATTAACTTACCTTCTTCTTGAAGAGCCTGTAAGTTCGCTAAAGTAAACTCAAAATTTGCATCAAATTTAAAGTTATAAGGCATGCGCCAAATCTCTTTTAATCTGTCAATATCTAATTTACAAAAGTCGGTAGCAGTTCCTAATATTTGTGATGTTGAACAACGTCCAACATTCAATAAATCTACTAATTTTGCCATTTTTTAATTATTTTTTTAGCTGTTAAAAATTCTATTATTTTTTCGTTATCGAGGTGTATTTTATCGCCTATTTGGTAATTTTTCTTTGACGTTAAGTACGTCATAGTAAAAATGTAATTCGGCTTTTTTACCTCTTTTTTTGGTTTTTCAACCACTTCTTTTTCGTCTAACTTTGACATCTTTTCTTTATTAAAAGTTCAATTTCTATAATTTTAGCGTCTACGTATAATTTAGTTGCTGATTTAGTTTGCCCTTGCTCACTTCTGTAAATGTCTAATCCGTATTGCGTTTCGTCGTATTCGTTTGAATTTTCAGAAACTAAACTAATAAGCTTATGTTTCTTTATTCTCTTATAAAATTCAACCGCTAAAGGCTCTAAAACGTTTTCGTAGTTAATCAGTGAACGCTCATCATTGTAATACTTTGCATCTGTTGACATCATTAACACAAACTTTGCATTAACTCTGAATTTTTCAATAAGCGATGTATCACGTGAGTAGTTAGGCTTAACGTACCAAATAAGCGGAAAATTCTGCATATCGCTACGGCTTTCAATAAACCTTGCTAATTCATTTTCATTACCGAAACCAAATTGAACATCTTGCGTTACCTCTTCAAACTCTTTATAAAGATTATAATTCTTAAAAGTTAGTTGAGTACCTACAAATGCATCTTTTAAAATTCCTGAAATTAACATAAATCAAAAGAGTTTATAATTTCGTAGCCTAAACAAAGATTAACGTTTTGATAGTCCTCTTCAAAATCAATTAAGAAATCTGACAAAGTACGATAACCATTATCGGATAAACCACCGTAATAATCAGTAAATTTTACACCATTAATAAATGATATTATAGGCTGCAAATCTACACTTTGATTAAATTGATTAGCTATTTCGTTCCAAACTTCGATGTAATTCTTACGAGGCAACAACATACGGCTTGACTTTACATCAACTGATATTTGTCCGTTACCAGTAACTAAATCGTGTATTAAATTGCAATACACAACGTTTGCTAAAATTGATAATTTTACACTTCCATTTTGATAAAGCAAACCCTTCCAAATATAGTCTTTACCATCTTTTGTATAGGATTTACCGTTTATCAAATCTAACCAACGCTGTGGCGCACCTGTATCAAGTACGCCATCAGTAATATTGGCTTTTAGTTCTTCAAAATCAACTCCTAATAACTTTTGTAAAAAATCGATAACATAAATAGAAATATAGTCGTTTAACTTGGCTTCAATTCCATTGTTACCATCGTATAAACCGCTAATTTGCAGTTTGTTTCTAAAATATGTTTTATCGATTAAGTACATTTGTTATTATTTTGTTGGTTAATTACTCTTTTATAGCTTTTGCAATCCCTTGCTTAATTAAAGCCTCTGCTTTTACTAAATGCGGATTTACAATCATTCCGACTTTATAATGTTTAGTTTCTTTAACGATTTCAACTTTTTTTCTATCAGAATACTTAATTTTAGTACCTTTTTCAGCGTTCTCTAATAACATTGCCTTTACGTTAAAGGTTGCTACTTCGTTTTTTTTAACATCTGCCATTTTATATAAATTTTAAATTAATACTAATTAAGGAGCTACTTCAATATCTGTTAAGATGCTTGCGATTTCATCATAAACAATTGACCCAGCATCCCCACGTTTGATATAAGAACCTAAAAACGCTTCTAATTTTTTAGATACAAGATTTTTAGAAAAATCGTCATTTTCATATCCTTCATCATAAGTTAAAGCATCACAAATCACAACATTATATTTTTTCAAGTCACCTACTAAAATATGAGTATCTGCAATTTTATTAGAAAAAACTACTTTAGTACTTCCTACCATTGTGCCATCAGGAGAAACAAAAGGAGGCACAATATAGTCGCCTTGTGTGTTTTTAATACCTTTCATTTTAGCTTCCCAAACAGTGTTTAAAACAACTGTTAACTGACCTTTAAAGTTAGCTAATCTAACCTGAGTTGCAACAGCGTTAATAACATCGTAAATATTAGCTTCTGTGTAGTAGTTAGCTAATTGTGTTGGCACAACAAATGCCGCCGCTACTCCTGTAGCTGTAATACCTAAAAGATTAGCTCCAGTACCATCGCCTTCTAAAGCTCCATCATCCATTTTTTGCTCCATCAATTCGTTTGCGTGTTCCATAAAATCTGTTACAACACTTGGGGCGTGGTTCATTAATCTTTTAGTAAATTTCCAACGTACAGCAACTTCTTTAGCTGTTGTGCTATCGGTTTTCCACTCAGCATCACCTAAAGGCTTTAATGCTCCCTCTGCTATAAAAGCGGCATCACCTTCTTCATTGTATCTTGAAGTATGATAAATTACCTCTGTTCCAGGTTGTGTCTTAATTGTAACTAATGGTAAAATACATAAATCAGGTTTAGGTGTAGAACCTAATTCAGTATCAATGTAGTTTCCAAGTAATGCCGAATAACCTCCTGAAGTATTTGGAACAACGTTTGCTGTAGTCATTAAACCGGCTGCTTTAATTGTTTCAGAAAACCCATACTGCTTGTTTTTATCATCAAAATTTTTAGCATTTTCTTCAAAAGCTTTTGCTAATTCAGTTTTTGATTCAGTTGTTTTTTCAACATTAGCGTCTTTAAGCTCTTTCAATTGTGCTTCAATGCTTTTTAATTGTTCAGCGGTTGCGCCGTTAGTTTCTAACGTTTTTAATTGTGTTTTAATATCTTCAAACTCTTTACTTGAAACCGAGTCTAAAGAGTCTAAAAATTCCATGTGGAGCTTAGCTTGCTCCGATACGTCCATTGTTTTGAACGCTTCATCTGTAATGCCTTTTGTGGCTAAAAATGCTTTAAATTTCATTTTCTTTTAAATTAAATGTGAATAATAATTCTTTTTTTTGTCTGTTTGAGTGTCGCTTGACGGCTCTTCTTGTTCAGAAGTGATATTGTCGGCTTCTGATTTATTTTCATTGTTTAATATTCCTGTTGCACTATTAGAACCAAATAAAACCAAACTTGATTCCATTACATTTTTAGCTTCTTTTACCACCCAAAAATACTCTATTTCTTCGAAATCTTCCTTGTTTGCAATTTGTGGGTAATAAGTTTGATATGTTTCTTTTTGTTTGCTATAATTTGGATCATCTGAATTAAAAGCCGTTTCAATTTTTACATACTGCATTCTTACGCTTGCTTCTAACTCATGCCCTTGCTCTAACCATTCTTTAGCCTCTTTATTTACAATTTTATCTTTTTTAACCTTATAAATTAAAGAGTAAGTTTCTCCCTCGTAGTTTTTACCTAACATATCCCAAGAAATTTTAGCCGTAAACATTTCTACGTCTTTTTTCATTGCAATAATATCTGAACGTTTAAGCGAATGATCGAAAACTAAATAAACTTTTCCTTGTTGGTCTTTTACTGACTTGTTCCAATTTCCATCAACGTGAACGTCAGAATGAGAGTCTAAGAAATTAGCAGAATTAACAACAAAGTAATAATAATCAGAATCAAATTTAATTCCTTTTTCAGTCGAATCAAACGCCTTTTCGATTTGCTTTTGGTCAGTTACGACCTGCAAACCTTTTTCAAATGATTTATAAACTTGCGACTTTTTAGCATCATGTATAAAAGTTTCATTCTCGGATAATGCCTGGAATAATTCCTCTTTACTATTATAGTGCTTGTCTAATTCTTTGCAATATATTTTCATTTCTTAACTACTTTATTATTCGTTAATAATTCTTTCTTTTGCTCCAATATTTTACGAAATTCTGGAGTTATATTTTTGTCTTTCAACAACTGATTTATTTCTTTAATTCCCATTATAAATAATATTTAATTGTTCATCAACTTTATTTTGTGGCAATCCTAAATCCTTTGCAATTTTTAAAGCATCTAAATCGGCTTTTCTTTGTTCGGCTTGTTGTTTAACAGCTACTTTCATAAACCATAAATGCGTAAATTCAGCCTTTACTTCTTGATTATCTTTTAGTTTTAGTTCTAAAACATCTGTTAACTTCTGTAAAATAGGCATTAAACACATATCTACAAACTGAATCATTGCTTTTTCTTTTGCGTCGCCTTGACTTGATAAACCTTTACCACGTAAAAAGTCGCCTAATATTTCCAAAGGTACATTGAAAAACATTCCAATAAGCAAATAATCATTCAAGAAACTTTCGTCAAATCCAAGATTTTTAAGATTATCAATAAAACGCTTTACTTCAAGATTGTTAGAACCTGAAACGTGCAAAGGTTCGTTTGACATTACTTTGCTTTTAATATCGTCCCTTTCTGTTTTTCCTAATCCTGTAATTTGCTGAGCTAAATCGTCTTTATTTACGCCTTGATAAGCTACATACTTTTTACTAAAGTGAATGTTAATATTCTTTGAGTCTAAAGTATCTTCTGAATTAGAAATAATCTTTTGTATTGCTTCAATTTTGTTATTCTCTAAATACCATGAATCCGTATTAATTCCAGAAGGTATAATCACGACTTCTTTTAGTGGAATATTTTGGGTTTCATTATCTGAATATTTGTACTTGATAATGTGATTTCCAAACTCTTTTAAAAACTCATTTGAATTTTGATTGCTTAATTTCTTTCCAAACTTTTTAAACTTCTTAATCGTATCATCATCAAACTTTGAATAATCTAAAAAGTAATAGTTTTGATTTTCTGCAAATGTAGTATTCGGCTTCCAAAAGTAAACATTTCCTAATGAGTACCAAAATACAAATTCTTCTACGAAATCAGTCCACGTTTGATACGGATTAGGTTTTGGTTTAACTTGATAAAGGTAATTAGTTGTTTTTAATTTGCCATTTTCGTATAGGTTAATGTTAGCTAATTTACCAGTGTCTTTTATTAAATCGATAACCCTATGAAGTGCATAGGTTTGGTTATACGCTTGAATAGTTTTGTGTTTTTTAGCGTTTGATTTGCCGTCAAAAATAGTGTAAAAGAAGTTGCCGCTTCTATCACGCTCTACTGATAAAATGTTATTTCTGTTTGAACCAAACCAAGAGAATAAACCCATTAATAATAAAATTTATTTACAAATATATAAAAATTTATTTAGAACAAATAAAAATTACATAATTAATTTAATTAGTCCAATTTTATATAAATAGATAACAGCATTACGCATCGTGTCGATTGTGTGGTTATGCTTGTCAATATATTTTCCTTCTATAAAGCCCTCTCTATCTGAATCAAGTGTATAATTATGAACCTCAAAATCAATATTGGTAGATTCTTTTGTGTAGTAAACGTTTATGTTTTTTAACAACTCATTTCCAAAGTGAATAGAACCTGCAAACTTTTGAGCTGGAACTGCATTATATCCGCTGTTTTTTAATGTAGCTATTTTAAAATTATTACTTGCATAATTGTCAGAGCTTCCACCTGTATCACAAATAGTAAAACGATTTTTATCATGTTGCAATTGATTCATAATGTAAAGTAAAACCCCGCCATCTGTCTTTTTATAAAGCTCTCGATTTTCATCTGGCATTTTGTCTATTGTTTCATTTTCTGAATCATACCAACGCTCGTGGAAATACAGATGATAATCGTTTTCTCCTTTTGATACAAATTTCCAATCTAATACAGCCATTGGATCGCTTGCTCCAAAGTCAATTGAACTATGCGTAATTGCATCAATGTTTAAAAACTCTGCATATGATAGTTGTTTGAATGCTTTGTGTACTTGTCCATCAACCTCAGCAACCCATTGTCCTAAAACAACATGATTGTATTTTTTAGGATTGTCTAATTTTAATTTTGAGTAGTAAGATAAGATATTATCTGGGACTAACTTTTTAGGTAAATCTAAGTAAGAAGTGTGAATGTATAGCACGTTATCTACAATAACGTTTTCGCCACCTTTCAAGCCTTTATCTTTGAAGAATTTTTTAAATATCCAATGTTGAACACTTGAAGGATTTAAAGATAAAATAGTTATATTTCTTTTACTTAATGAACGTATAGATAAAAACACTTTTTCAAATGTTTCATAGTCTGGCATCTCATCGGCTTCATCAACTACGAAAGCGTTAAACTGCTCCAATGATTTTAAATTAGCTGTTTGTTGGCTTGAACCTGTTTTTATCCCTTTAAATGCAATGCGTTCTTTGCCTTTTTCTATGTGAGTATTTGTATTGTTTACGTATGAATTATAACCTAATAATTCAATTTTATCATCTACGTTTGGCTTAATCGAATCTACAATAGAAACGTTTGTATAACGTGTAAAAAGTACAGAATAATCGTAATTTACTAATCCAATTATTGCCCACAACCCTATATTAAAAGATTTTGCCGAATATCGACCACCTGTAATAATTACGGTATCGACTTCGGCATGTTTACCTTCTAATAATTCAAATAAAGGATAGTATTTTGGATGTACAACAACATTACTCATTTTCTTCTTTAGGAGCTTGAAAAACTATTTGAGGTGGAGCAACTTGAATTGGCTTGTCTCCTGAAGTAACATCAACTTTATCACCAAACATTTTAGGATAGAATTTAGAAGCCATCCATTTGTAAGTGTCAATTATCAATCTTCCTTGTGATGCGTCTAAAATCCCTGTTCTAACATCTTGCATTGTTTGGTTAATTTCAAAGATTAACATTTCGGCTTTATCTTGTATGCTTCGTGTGTACAGGTTAAATAATTCGTCGTGTTCTCTTTTCCATTTACACCAAGTAGGGAATGTTGGAAATTTATCATCTGAATCTAAAATAGGCTTTATGTGTTCTCCTAAAACAATTCTTTCGCAAATTTCGTTACATATTTTTATATTATATTCACTTGGTCTTGCCATAATTTACGGAGTATTATCATTATCACAACCTAAAAAAGTATATCCTTCTGGTAAATTTATAGGTTGATTTGTTTCGCAATTTAATTCAACTGGAATAACTGTTCTTGTCATTCCATCTTGTCTTACCCATGCATTACAGTTGCAAGTAGGTTGTGTGTCGTCGTTTGAGCAACTTAAAAATAAAATTGCTATTGCTGTTATTAGTATAAGTTTAATTGTTTTCATAATTACAAATTTAGTGAATTAATTTTAATTCTTCGCCGGTTAATGCAAAAAATAAGTTTTGTAGTTGGTGGACATGTTTTATATTTTCAAAAGCTGATCCGCTTGAGCAATAAGTCCCAATACATAAACTTATACCATTTTTAATTTCATCATTAAATGATATATTACCATTTTCAAAATCAAAATATAAATAATCACATTGCTTTGCAAACCCAAACTTCAAAAGCCATTCTTCTGTTATTGGTATTGAATTGTAAAATTCAGAACCATCAATAATTTCTTTTAAAATTTCTAAATCTACTATTTCAATATCTGTATAGTTTTTTGTTGAGTTATCCGTTTTAACTAAATTACCGATTCTTAATTCATTCGCTTTCATAGTCTTTAGTTAGTTTTAACATTTCCTCTATTCTTGTTTCTAAAATACTTTTATTCATTTTAAAAGGTATTTTTTCTATTAAAATTTGTTTACCAAACTTTTTATCATAAAAATCAATATTTGGTCTAAATGTTCTTACTTCTATTTCTTTT